TTATCTTCTTAAAGTAGCCAAAGAAAACAGGGAACAACAGGTAGAAAAAGGCAGTGGTATTAATCAGCTTGCTACCAACGATCGTTACAGGGAGACTGATCCAAAGGTAGTTTCCCAAGCAGGTAAAAAGATTCGCCAAGCCAACTCACTTAAAGAAACGGGACTGTTTCCAGAACTGGCAGATAAACATATTAATAGAGCAAAAAGCATTAAGCGCAGTAATCTTAGACAATTACAAAACACAAAGAAACCCAGCTTGCCTAAGTCTGAAATGATCAAGTCAGATCTTAAGGAAGATTTCAAGCCTAAGTTCAACAAGCCACCTGCCAACAAGGCAATTAAACCGGTAGATTTGGAAAAAACTGCCGGAGATTGTGAAGGATCTAGTGTTACGGGAAGTGGCAAGGGCGGCAGCGAGTAAAAAAACAAATAACCTAATATTATATAGGAATGAGGTATTGAGATGGTAAAGAAAAAACAAGAAGAAAAACCAGTACTTAAGGTAGTTGACGAGAAAAGGGAAGAAGAAACCTTAAAGGCACCTTCTAAGGGGCTTCCTCCGAGAAAACAGCCCGTTATGAATTTTGATGCTTGGTGGACCCTTATTCAAAGGAAAATGAATCTTTCGTCTCACATGAAAGAAGCCATTTTCAAGCATTTTAAGGTTAGAGGGTTTTTGGCAAGTAAACAATATGACGAAGGACTTAAAGACTTCGGCTTTAAGCTGTAAAATTTTTAATAGGGAGAGGTCATGGCACAATCATATACAACCGACAGTGGAATTACACTCTATGTTCCAGGTACTTACGTGGAAACCAAGGTAATCTCAAAGGAAACTGGGACTGCGGCGGCAGGAGTGGTTACTATCGTTGGTGAAGCGAACGAGGGTCCACATTGGAGTGAAGAGGAAGATCTGAATGCAAACTATTTTGCCCCCGACGAGATTGATGACGTTCTCAGTAAATACGGTAGTGGTAGAATCGTTGATGCCTTTAGTGGACTAGTTTCGGCCTCTTCAGATCCAGCCATTGTAGGTTCCGTCACAGAAGTAAAAATAATCAAGACAAATATGTCGCTTGCGGCATCTTCAACGTTAAGCCGAAGTGGATTGGGCGATTATGCCATCTTCACTGCAAGGCGAGAAGGTATTAACGGAAACTTGATCAAACATAGCTCGGCAGTCTCCCAAGCCGAAGTGGCTCCTGCAACTGGTCAGTTTACTTACTGCCCAACCATTGTCGGTGCCACAACCATTCCCCTTACCTTTTCGGTTGACGGAAAGGCTCCCTTGGCTGTTTCTGTTACTGCAAATTTGGATGGAGAATCTCTTAAGGCTCAAATCGAAACCAGTTCCTCTGAGCTTATGTGTAACGGTGGCGAATTCGTAGATCCGCTTCTTAGTAATGCTGGAAACAATATTTCAGCAGCTGTTGATACTGGTATTCTTACCGTAACGTTGGCAGCTCCTAATATGTTTTCTTCCTTACCGGAAGTTGGTGACGCTGTTATTATCCCTACTGGCTCCGTCTTGGCCGGTGGTGCAAGTGCAAACGTGGGGTCATACATTGTAACTGGAGTTTCCAATACAATTTCAAGTGCTTTCGTTTCTTTGGCTCCCAAAAATGTAACAGGAACCCTCATTGACGTAACTACGGTTGCTATCAGTGTTGGGGAAGAAGATATTAGAGTTATCAAGCCCCTGGTTGTAACTCACATGAGGGGCCAAGTAAGGGTCGTTTCTACTGTAATTTCTGATTGGACTGCAACTGTCAATGACGGAACCAACGTAACGGTTTCTTCTTCAATTGGTTGGGATGCATTGCCTATCGTTGGAGATATTGTTAAGTTCGCAGCTGATTGGGCAACTATTGCAGCTGGTTATTATGCAGTAGTTTCCGTTGCCGCTGCAACGGCTGCGTTGGTTCGTTTGTCGGACGCAACTTCAATTGCGACGGGCGCTGCGGTAACCGGAGCTGTTTTTGCTGGTATCGTAATGAAGCCGGTCATAGATGGAATTGGCAAAACGATGGAAATCAGTGGAGTCGTTAGCTCGATCTTCTTTAATTCAGATCTTTCGGTCGTTAGTTTTGGAAACTCACTCTTGACTTCCGCTGCTGAACTCATTAATTCATACACAATTGCCCGTGGAACTACTACATCCGTATTTGAGGCAGGTGGTGATATCATCCTTAAGGTAGGTCAAGTCGATAACACAAATGCCTATTTCATAATTGATGATGAAAAAATAGGTTTCTTCGTTGACGGTGTATCTGTCTTTACTGCTACTTTTTCCCAATTTATTACCATGACGGATCTTGCGGATTTCATAGGAACCCAATCTGGATGGTCGGCAGCAATTGGAAGCTCCAAGTTTGGATTCAAAGCTCCTTCTACATTAGACAGGGGAACTTACTACTGCGGTTCGGAGAATGGTTTTAAACCAGCTAGGGTCAAAGCAGATGCAGACACTTGGCTTGTAGAGGTTAATGGATCGGGGCTCGTATCTACGGCATTGGCAGTTCACTCTGGTTTGCCAGAATCTTTCAGTCCTCCAGTTTTCCTAAGTGGTGGAACAAAGGCGGGAACGAGTTCTCTTGAGTTCGCATCGGCAATTGATGCAGCTGCTAATATCATAACGAACTTCATGATTCCTCTTATTTCTCAAGATGCAATCTCAGATATTGCAGCGGGCGAAACAGAGTCTTCTTCGACATACACGGTTGATGCGGTTAACGCATTAATGAAGTCTCACCAGATTGCACAAAGCTGCCTCGAAGCAAGAAAAAATAGAGTTGCAATTGTATCTCGAATCGGATCTTTTGATGAGCAATTAGAAGCTGCTGGGGATCTTTCCACCTTCAGAATCGGTTCATGTATTCAGCATGTCAAACGGGTTAATTCGTCGGGCCTCATTCAGTTATTCCAACCTTGGATGGCTTCGTGTATCGCTGCTGGCATGCAAGCCGCAGCCGGATACAGAGGTATTGTGAAAAAATTCGCAAATATTTCTGGACTTATCCATCTCGACGGTTCGTTCAACGCCAAGCAATACGGTGACAAGAAAAAGGCCCTCAAAGGTGGACTTCTTTTCATGGAGCCCGTGGGGACTGGCGGATACCGCTGGGTATCTGATCAAATGACCTATACGGTTGATAACAGCTTCGTTTACAACAGCCTCCAAGCTGTTTATGTATCCGATCTAATGGCACTCACCTTGATTGATAGATTCGACAGAGTTATTGTAGGTCAATCAGTTGCAGACATGACGGCAACTGGAGCCAAGAGCCTTATGCAAGCCGAACTCTTTAACTTCAAACGCCTTAAGTGGATCGTTGAATCGGATGATGCACCTGATGGATACAAGGGTTTGAAAGCTAAATTAGTAGGTGGAGTAATGAAAGTCACGGTTGAGGTCAAACTCGCTGGTTTGATTTATTTTGTTCCAATTAACCTGGCAATAAGCCAAGCAACACAAGAAGCATAATTAAAAGGGAGATATCAATATGGCACAGTCAAGGATTTTTACCGGAGCCCGAGCTATTATTTTCATAGGGGAAAACCAAGTTGGTTTATTCGCCAATTGTTCATGGTCAATCCGACAAGACAAAGCACCTGCATATGTCCTCGGTCGATTTAACCCTGTGGAAATAACCTCAACATCTCAAGAGCCCGTTCAAATGAGCTTAACCGGCTATCGAGTTGTTGAACATGGCCCTTATGCAAATATGGGGGTTAAACAACTACAGCAATTACTTAATGACGACGACGATTTTGTGGTTAAGGTTGTTGATCGAAGGGACGCCACGGCAATATTTACCGCCGAAGGGTGTAAGGTTGCGGGTTGGTCTTCGGGAGCAGCTGCAAGGGGCGTTTCGGATGTTAGGGTTGATGTCATAGGACTCAAAGGATTCGACGAAAGTGCTACGGGAGGAGACGACACTGGCGGATCAACCTTGACTTAAAGAACCATTCAAAAGAAAAAGGGGAGTTGCCAAGCAGCTCCTTTTTTGTTTTTTATAAAGCATCAATTATGATGCTTTATAGCCTAAATGGCCTATAATAACTCAATTATGATGCTTTATAGGCCAAGAGGGTTACCATTCTTTCGCATTTTTTCGGTATGCCAAGGCCAGCTTATTGAGTTGATCATCGGTCATACTTTCGTATTCAAAATCAAAAGCATCCCACTCATAACAATTAGGGCATATTTCATCGGAGCTTATTTCATCGAATTTATGGTCAGAGTAGAGGTCCCCCGGTAGGTATTTTTTACCACAGATATTGCACTTTACTTTGG